TAGGTCTAGTTGCACCAACTTATGTCGCAGGCAATACCCAACAAGATGTAATTCAGTTATTAGCTTTGATGAATCGTGCTGGTTATAACCTGATTAAAGAATACGATTGGCGAGCATTGCAAAAGGAATATCGTTTCTACACACAAGCTATTAGTACAACTGGTGATGGTGTAAATGGTTCTTACAATCTATTAAATGTAGCAAATACAACAGGTTTAAGCACTAAATGGCAAGTAACTGGCACAGGAATACCACAAGATTGTTCTATTGTTTCTGTTGCTGGTTCTACTGTCACGCTTAATCAACCTTTACAAGCAACTAATGTCGGTATAGCACTAACATTTGGTCAAATAGAATATGATTTACCTGCTGATTACGAGACTATTACTGATCGTACCCAATGGGACAAAACCAAACATTGGGAAATGCTCGGGCCAGAAGATGCACAACAATGGCAATGGTTAAAGTCAGGTTATATATCGACAGGCCCACGAGTAAGATGGCGAATCTATGGCGAATATTTTCATATTTGGCCATTAATGAACACACAGGAGTATTTAGGATATGAATACAGATCAAAAGGGTGGGCTGAAAGTTCAACTGGAGTTGTTAAAAACAGCTTTACTGCTGATACTGACACGACTTTCCTTGACGATACAATCATGGTGCTTGCGACTAAACTCAAGTTTTTCCAAATTAAGAACTTTGATACAACGAGCCTACAACAAGATTACGAAAGGTACTTGAGTGTAGCTAAAGCAAACGATAAGGGTAGTGCTACATTGAGTTTTGCACCTTATCCAAGCAAAGTTCTTATCGGGTACGCTAACATTCCTGATACTGGGTATGGCTCATGATTCCACAAAAGTTTAGGGCTAAGACTGCTAGTATTCCATCACCTATTGGGGGTTGGAACGCAAGAGATTCATTAGCTAATATGGAAGCGACTGATGCTGTAACCATGAATAACTGGTTTCCTACACCTACAGACATTACTTTTAGAAAAGGTTACACTAAGTATTCAATAGGTATATCAGGTAAAGTTAATACTTTGATGAATTACTCTAGTCCTACAGGAAATAAACTGTTTGCAGTAGGTACTTCAATCATTTATGACGCATCAACAAGTACAGCTACAAGCGTATTCACAGGATTAACGAATAATAGACTTCAGTTTGTATCTTTAACAAACTCAGGTGGTAGTTTTCTAATAGCGTGTAATGGTGCAGATCCAGTCCTTGTCTATAACGGAACATTTTGGTCTTATGTAGCTACGACATCGACTGCACAGACTATATCTTCAATAACAAAAGCTGGAACTACTGCTACTCTTACGACAGCAGCTAATCATGGGTTAATAACAGGTAATCAAGTCACAATTACAGGTGCAACGAGTAGCGAATATAACGGAAATTACAGAATTACAGTTACAGGTGTAACGACATTCACTTATACGATGGCAAGTACCCCTGCAGCTAATGCAACAGTCGTGGGAACATACACAGTCTTAGGGATTACAGGAGTTAATTCAAATACATTTATAGGAGTTAATCTCTTTAAAAACAGACTGTATTTTACGCAAAAAGATACGCTAAATTGTTGGTATATGCCTGTTCAAAGCATCGGTGGTGCAGCAAGTCAGTTAGATTTCGGTAGTATTGCAAGAAATGGTGGCTATTTACAAGCAATGGCAACATGGACAATAGACGCAGGCGAAGGTGCAGACGATTACGCTGTATTTGTTACATCTAATGGTGAAACAATCGTATATTTAGGTACTGATCCTAGTAGTGCATTGACTTGGGCATTAAAAGGAGTCTGGCAATTAGGACAAACATTCACTAGAAGATGCTTTTTTAAGTGGGGTGGTGATGTTTTACTACTAACTCAAGATGGACTTGTGCCACTTGCTAGTGCTTTACAGTCATCAAGACTAGACCCTAGAGTTAATCTAACAGACAAAATTTACTATGCTGTAAGTCAAGCAGCTAGTTCTTTCTCAAGTCTACCTAATTGGCAGATTTCGTATTACGCTGGTGAGAATATGCTGATATTGAATATTCCTACAGATGTTGGGATGCAACAATATGTCATGCACACTATTACAAAGTCATGGGGACAATTTACAGGTATTGAGGCTTATACATTTCAAATGAGCAATCAAGATATGTACTTTGGTGGTGATGGCTATGTAGGTAAGTTTTGGGACACATTTGCAGATAATGGAACAAACATAACAGGTCAAGTTCAACAGGCATACAGTTATTTCGAGACTAGAGGGCAACAAAAAAGATTCACAATGGTAAGACCTATGCTCTTAACAGATAATGGCGTGCCAACTGTTTTATGCAATGTATCGACAGACTTTCAAGAACAGAATAACTTAGGTGCAGTACAGTTTAACCCTGGTGCTTATGCAATAGGTAAGTGGGATACAGCGTTATGGGATCAAGCAACATGGGGTGGGACATTGACAATTAATAAAGATTGGCAAGGAGTAACAGGAATAGGTTACTGTGCAGGGTTAAATTTAAGTATTGCAAGTCAAGGAATTGAAGTGCATTGGACATCTACCGATTTCGTAATGGAGGCAGGTGGAGTTATATAGTTTTTTAAGAAAATCGAGTATAATTGGTACAAGACCGATAACTTGGTTTCTTTTAACAGGAGAGAGTTATGGGTTTATTTGATAAAGCAACATCACAACCAATGCAAGGTTTAATGGGATTATCGCAAGATTCTCAGCCTTTTCTTGGTCAACCTCAAGCAATGCAAGCACCTCAAGCTATGCAATCCATGCAACCGATGCAAGGACAACCTGTAAATACTCAGACTGTGCAACCTAATTTTATGGGTCAAACACCATTTGGGCAACCACAGACAGGTCAATTTACTTCTACCAACCCTTTTGTTCAAGCTGCACAAGCTAATGCTCAAGGTAATATTGCTGGTGCATTGCAAGCAACTGCAGCGAATCGTATCAATCAACAAACACCTTACGGAAGTCTACAGTATCAACAAACAGGTACAGATGCACAAGGTAACCCTATTTGGAGTGCAAATCAACAGTTAAGCCCTGAGTTACAACAATTAACTCAAAGTTCATTAGCTGGTTTACAAGCATCGCAAGCGAATCCGATGTATGGAATTAACCCTGGCGATACTTATTCCAATGCAATTATGCAAAGGTTACAACCTCAACAAAGACAACAAGTTGAGGCTCTTGATGCACAGTTAGCTAATCAAGGCATTATGCCTGGTTCTGAGGCTTATAATCGTGCAAAAGTATTGCAAGGTCAAACTCAAAATGATGCTTTAACAAGTGCTATTGTTGGTGGTATGCAAACAGGATTACAAGCACAAGGTCTACAGAATACGACAGCAGCGAATATTCGTAATCTAGCAACACCAGGCTATGTTAATCCTTATAACCAAGCAGCAGTAGCAGGGCCTGATTATCTAAGTGCTTACACAAGTCAAAACGCTACAGATATTGCAAGACAAAACGCTGAAGCAGCACAAAGATCATCTCTTTTAAGTGGACTAGCAGGACTAGGTTCAAGTGCAATATTAGGTGGCACAGGTGCTAATAGTGCATTAGGTGGATTATTAGGACTAGGTGCAAGTGGTGCAAATGCAGTAGGTAATTCTAGTTTATGGAGTCAATTATTTGGAGGAACACCAACTAATGCACCTTTAACTGATTTTAGTCCAGGCACAAGCATATTAAATGTATCACCTGAACTAGATCCAACTGCATACGGACTTTTTTAAATGAAAGCTAGTCAAATCATTCAAATTGATGCACAAAAAAGTGGAATTGACCCACAAAAAGCATTAGCTATGCTTAATTATCAAGCAAAACAAAAGCAAAATTTAATTGTGCAAAAAAATGATTCTTTAATGGTGCTTACTGCTATTGCACCTAATACTGTTAAAGGTTATTTAATAACTGCTGATAAACCAATGGCATTATCTAAATCACTTATGCAATTTTGGGAAGAAATCCAAAAAAATGATGATATACAAATTGTTTATGGTCAAGCAGATGAGCCAAATATTTTAAAACTAATGAAATTAGTTGGATGGCCTATTGAAGATTCTGATAATCCGAAGTATAAATGGATGGCGAGGAAATAATGGGATGTTTTAGCCAAGTATTTGACAGAGTTTCTGATGTAATAGGCACAGGTGGTGGTGACCAAGGATTGCTTAACGCTATTGATGAAGGAGTGCAATCAGTAGGTAAAGGACTTGAATCAGTAGATGATACAGTTAATGAAGAAATACCTGGTGGTTGGTACACAGTAGGTGCTCTTGCTGTTGGTGGTGCATTATTAGGGCCTGAGTTATTAGCAGCCGAAGGTGCAGGATTTACAGGTGCAACAGAAACAGGATTAGCAACATTAGCTGGTGAAGGTGCAGCAACAGA